TAAGATTCTCCCCGGCGTATACATATGGTTTCATCCATTGTACGAGCATACCCTCGGTCACAATGTCCACGATTTCGCTGATTTCATCCTCCGGAATTGTTGTTTTGAATTCGCGTACCGCGTCGTCGCAGGTCACGAGGTCGTACTTGCAGATCTTATTGAACTGCGAGCATGCGCGCTTCATATACCCGTCAACCATAGCGCTACGCTCATATGCGTCCAGTCGAATGAAATCGTATTCGGTGACTTTGTGCAGAAACGATTTCGTGAATAAGTTATAGGAGACGCCCATACAACACCTCCATTAGTGGTTGATCAGCTCTGCGGACAGGCTATCCTCCAACGCCTCAATAACGCGAATGGAGTCAATTTCCTTGGCAGCGATCAACTGCCTTGCGCGATAGGCCACAGAAGCCTTCTGACCGGCAGAAAGCAGAGCAACTCGCTTCTTGATATCTTCCGGCGATAGATCGAATAGCTCGTCAAAGCTGTCGAAACGCAAAGCGTTCTTGTAATATCGCTCCACGCCCAGATATGCAATGACCTCCGGGTCATCGATCATAAACCAGTTATTCTCAAAGAAAGCGCGGCTTGAATTCTTGGCGTTTTTCAGCTCTTGCAACTCCATGTCCTGTTCAGAGCCGAAGTCGTCCCATACAAATCTCTCGCCTGTACGCTTGCTTACATAAACCAGACGACCGTTAAAGCCGTTGCGGATGGTAACGTATGAATGTGGAGTCAATACTTCCTTTACTTGGAACTCCTGTTTTACCTCTTCAGCAACATGTTCATGCTCGGCATTTAGCTCAACCACTTTCTCTTCGGCTTCTGGCTGCACAACCTTCTGAACTGGCGGCTTCTTATTAACGGTTTTTGTCACGCTTCCATTTGCAGAAGCGGAATTTGCATTTCTCGGCATATTATCTCCTTTCATTCAAAAGAGCCGGGACGTTAATCCCGGCTCGCGACATTTTCAAAATCAGGCAACCATCTGATAGCGACCGATACCAGAATTGCCGCCAGCCATAACCAGCGCCATGCCGTACTTCTCGCCATACAGGTAATCCTGAGTCAGATCCTTGTTAGACATAGGATCGCCCGGGATGATGGTAGACTGACCCTCGTACACGACCTTAATCGGCTTGGAATCACCAGCGATGATGGTCAGGGTGTTATTGTCGAAAATGAAGTCAGTAGAGTTGATCTTGTGACGCTGCGGCATAGCAACGACAGGAGTGCCGTAGAACTTGCCGTAGTAACCCATGTTATATAGATCGCTCTTAGACTCATTGCCTTCGATGGAAGGAGCCAGCTTGCGCAGGCCAACCTTTGTACCAACGATAGTGGCAGGCTTGCCGCCAGAGGCAGCCTCTACATGAGCAACCAGCTCCAGCAGGGTATCCTCATCATATGCGCCAGCGGCGGGGAAGTAAGTCACACCGCCCAGATCCTCGGCGGTAGCGGAAGTCCACAGGGTGTAGATATCGTTCAGCAGCTTCTGACGGAAAGACTCGCCAACCTTATTGATAAAGGTATTGAAGTCAACCTGACCAGACAGCACGCGGTTCAGCTCCTCGTAGATCTTCACAACCTTGAAAGAGGTTGGGATAGAGAACTCGCTGGAGCCGCCCAGACGCTGACGACGAATGCCCTGAGTACCATCAGCGGCATCGGAAACAGTGAACAGATCGATGTCTTCCAGAATAAACAGGTTCTGGTCGCCCAGCGCGATATTGCGGAACTCAACCAGGCTGTTGAAATACTCGTCGCCCTGCAGACCCTCAACAACGGTACGTGCCAGAATCTCCTCAACGATAGCGAACAGACCGACGCACTTGCCGTCGCGAATGTTCTTGTAGTTCAGCTTGGTGCTGCCACCATTGGCCTCAACCAGCGCCTTCTGCAGCAACTCCATGGAATCACTCATGGAATACTTAGTCACGTTGCCATGATACGCATCAACGGCAACCTGTACAATATCATTCATTTCAGCCATAATATGTATCCTCCTTAATTATTTGTGCAGTTGCTTACGCCAGCTGAATCACATAGTAGGTGTAGCGGCCAGCCTTCTCAACGTCAAGAATCTCACCAATCTTGGTGGAGCCTTCGGTTGCAGAGGCTACCACATTCGGCTTCACGCCAGCCATCAGCTCAACGACGTAACCCTTTGCAGGAGTAACGCCCTCGGCGATATTCAGAGCCTCAGCAGTTACGGAATAGATGTTGCGAGAACGCGGCACATAGCCACGAGCGGCCTGGTCAGCCTCGTTACGGAACTGATCCAGATTGCGCTTGCGCTCGTCATACATCACTTCGGGAGTTGCAACGATAGCAATCTGATCGATAGGGGTATCAGCGGCAGGAGCAACAGCCTTGCGAATCTCGCGCTCACCATCCATCAGACCTTCCAGCTTAACCACGCAACCATTCTCAATGGGCGCAGGCTGGTCGTTTTCGAAATACTTCAGGGATACCAGATCAGCAGCAACGTCAGTGCCACTCATCAGATCGGTGCGAATAACACCGTACTTTTCATTAGCCATAAATCTTACCTCCAATTTGTTATTAGCGGGTGCCTACGTTATACTTTACAAAGATGCCGCCATAGGGCTCGTCCATCTTGCCTGCACCCTGACGTTCAATAGGAATACGGGGTGGCTTTGCCTGAGAATCCAAAGAGAAGTGGGCAGCAGGGGTGCTGCGACCACGAATAGCAAAACACTTTTCTTCAATCTGGTCGATTGTCATCTCGGAACAATCGCTGCGCAGTTGCTCGAAAAGCTCATTACCACTTAGATCTGCAAAGCGGCCAAATACTTCAGCCTCATCAGCAGTTCGCTTCTCAAACTTGGAGCGGAATTCGCTGATAATTTCACGTACAGAGAACGTGCTTTCGCCTTCATCAAAGTCAGCATACACGGTCTTCTTGCGCTTCTTGGAAGCAAAGTCGATTACGACGTTATCGCCGTTTCGAGCATACATGAAGCCGTAAATCTTATCATCAGAGATGTCGTAGGCATATACTTCGTTCGCCTCATAGTCGTGATCCATATACCAATACCTGCGGGTCTCGCCCCAGATAGGATCGGTATAGACCTCTGCGCTCAGCGCATCATGAAGCTCGCGGAAGAACTGTTCTGCACTCAAAGAAAACTCCTGATTGTCCTGAATGTCCGGGACGCCATCTGCGCCCTGATCTTCGTTGTCGGACTGATCGTCGCCGTTGTCATGGTTCTCGTCGCCATGATCCTGCTCATCAGCCTCGGATGCTTCGGCAGCACCATTATCAGAAGAGTCTCCCTCTTCGGATTCCTCTGAGAAATTCGCATCAGGATTGCTCTGCTTCTGCTCTTGAATTTGCGCGAAACGCGATTCGATTTCAGCTTGATCCATATCGGCAAAATCGAAATCGATATCTTCGGCAGTCAGACCATACTTCTGCATCAATTCGTTCACATCCAATTCGTCGGTTCCTCCTTTCGAGAGATTCTGGTTTATGTCATCTGCCGAAGCAGTCATGACCATGGAAAATTCACGTTTGAAATCGTCCATCATATTGGCGTACTTTGTTTTGAAGTCGCCAAGCGTAAATAGTTCGATGCTGGCTGATTCAAAACATGGCGGCGCACTTTCCAGAAGGCAGAAGGCGAGGAACTCAAACGAATCTACATGATACAGTCCGTCATCTTCGCGATGACCGCTCTTGATGCGTATTTCCATCGATTCATCTGTAATGCCGTTTTCCTTGATGTGAGCATAGGCTTCCTGCCTCTTCCACACCAAAATATCTGCGCACAAATATTCGTGAACATCTCCGTTGTCTTCTGTCTTTTCAGCCCACCAAACATTTGCGCTCTCCGGCACAATACCGATGGGAGAAGTTACATTCACGAGCTTAATACTGTTGTCTTGCTTTACGATCTCAACATCGTGAGCTCCAATAGAATCCGTCTCGCGCTTATAGTTGCATACAACCGGACAGTTGAACATAGTGGGGATTGCCTCTTCGAACTCACGCTTGCCGATATACATCTTGTTGCGGTTCTCGCCGTGATAAGCGATCATCAACACGCCTTGGTCAAAAGATGAATTCAATTCCCTCAAGTTATTGATAGAAGAAGAAAACACTATACTACAGCTTTCATTCTGTCGATCTTCGTTCACTCGTCGTCACCTCCTTTCAGGCATAATAAAAGCGCCGTCCGTCGGCGCTTAGAAGGTCATCGTATCTGAAAGAACGCAGGGGCATTCGAAACCAAGATCAAACATAGTCTCCTCTCGGTTTTCAAAGACCCAGATGTGATTCTCAACATCCTCTTTCAGAAGAACATAGCCCTTCTTTTCAAGTAGCTTCTTGAACTTTTTGTCCATTACATAGATAAACTTCATAGTTACTCCTCATCTTCCTCTCTGGATTGCTCGCCAGCATCCGTCAGTTCGCCAATTTCGCTTTCGGGTCGCCCTGCGTCTCCACCAGACGCATCGCCGCTTTGAGTCGAAGAACTCTGCAATGGCTTGAACCTCTGTTTGATGCCAAGCACATCGTCCTCCAAGAAGTTCATGCAGTCCATTTCATCCTGCATCAGTCCCTGAGAGGCACAGTAATACGACACCATAGGCATACCAAACTGACAAGCCTTGAGATATGCATCTCCAACCTCTTTCCTATTAAAAGGGCTGCAGTCAAGGAATGTCACCTTAAAATATTTGCCGAATCCATGCCGGTGAATAAAGCGATTCACCATGCACTCGATGCTCTTGACAATGCTATATGTAAGCGCTTGGTCTGCTTTAATGGAAAGCAACAAAGCGTGTGGTGAAGCCTTCTCGTTATTAAAGAGCAGGCTCGAAACGCCTGCAGCGGTAAACAGATTTTGTTCTGCCTCTGCGATTGTGTTTGATTCGCCGGCGTGCGTGCGTTCAAAACTGATTTTGCTGATGGGCATTGGGGACAATACCGTACCGATTTCTTCAGGTACTACAGCATCAAGATTTCTGTAAAAATCTTTAGCCTTTTCCAAGTCCATCTGCCAATCACCGTCATCATTGATACCGAGGGTCATGACCAGCATTGCGTAGTTTTCAAGCTCTGTCTTTGTCAGCTTGAGCTGCTTGTAGTCCTCAATATCATAGATTTCACGCAAAATACCAGCGAACGGGGGCATGGAGTAGTTCAGAATATCCTTATTGCACTTGATCGCAAAAGAATTGGGGGAGTCAAGCTCCTGCCAACGCATGCCCGTGCGATCCTTCTGATACAATTCGTATTTGGTTCTGAACTCCTCTGGATATAGAGGAAGATTGCCGGAATTCGCATTGAAATACGAAAAATCAAATGATACGTTCAAAACGTTATCTTCGATTACA